TACCTGATTCTATACAGGATCTATATGTAACTTTAGATGCTTCAATGGGTAATGTAAGCTATGGGGAAGAATATGAAAACACTATAGACTTATCAAATCCTATAACTATATCTTGACATAATAGTCTCTCAACTCTCGACCTGGGAGAACTGATGAATAGTTTGGGGTTATTCCCATTTATGTTTAGAGGGATAATGACAAATAGGAGTTATAATGATTTGATCGAAACTGGCTACTATAAGATACAAGACAACATGATTGATGGACCTAGCACTTATTGGGGAACACTTGTCGTTTTTAATGACAGTGATCAAATAACACAAGTGTTCTATCCAAACATAGACAGCGCAGAAATATCCACTAGAAAAGGTAGTATTAATAATTTTGCAAAGTCAGCGTGGAGAAGCATTTCTTTTACATAAATTCGCTTTAAAATCAGAGCTGGGAGGACTCATCGGGATAAATGATACGTGGTTAAGAGATGGAGGACTGTTTAAAGGTGACTTAAACACCATTAAAAAAAGTGTTATTCTACGAATCCAAGAAGGATCAACCAATACGCCTATAAATAACGGATTATGGGGTATATTGGTTACCTTATATACTAATTTAGGTGGTGGACAAGATTCATCCATCCAAATTATATATTACAGTGATGGATCTTACTATATACGTAGTATGTGGTATGGTAATTGGAATTCTTGGGTGAGAATCACAACAACGGCGGTCTGATTTCCCACTTCTGGGAGGACTGTTAGGGATAAATGATACGTGGTTAAGGTTCAGAGATCAGAAATATATAGAATCTCAAGACGAATTAGATTCTATGCAATATAGCGGAATATACTTACTATCACAAAATTCAAAATTAGAATATGTCCGTAATTGTGTATTAGTTGTAATCGGCAAACCTAATATCTGTTGTGTTCAGACATTATATAATTATAACGGAAGTATCTATAAATATAGAGTGAAATGGTTTAGTAATGATTGGGGGGATTGGCGAACCGTATCTTTGACATGATTAAAAAACGGGTGGTCCGATACAAGCCGGTGCCACCCGATCCTGATATGCACAACGCCATGTGCGGTGCCATGTTTCTAAGAAGCCAATACAAAAGACCTAAAATCTCCCCATTTTCCATCATAATTACGGCGGAAACCAACAACATCCTCACCTAGACGGAATGTCATTTGAATGACATATCCTTGTCCATCGTTAAAAACTATCATTATGGAATATTTGAAACAACACTAATTCCGTCTCGTCCGAATACATGATACATTCCGCTTGCAGTTGCACTATTTACCTCTTCGTCTGTACTTAATATACCTTTGGGCATAAACGGGAACAGCTTCAAACTGTTCATTAGTCCTCCCAGAAGGATTTTGCTAATCTTCTTAAGGCAATAAATTTTGATAAGCAATTAAAAAAGGAACCCTGCTTCCTCCAACTCCTTCAATTTTGGAAGTCATAATAGTAGTATAGTCATTTTCAAAAGTGAAAGTAAATAATGTTCCATCAATATATTCTTTATACCCTCCAATATATTCTATATTTTTAGTTGCTGGAGATATTACAGCTATTGATGGATATAAATTATAATATTGACTACATATCACCAATATGCCATTTGCTTTTATTCTTTTTGATTCACCTTTATGTAACGAAAATGATTCACTAGTAAAACCATTGATAATCTTATTTATCCCCAACAGTCCTCCCAGAAGTGTTGCTAAGTTGCTTTTATCTATTTGAACAATTTCACCATTTGATCGCTTTCCGAAAATAGTTACGATGTCACTTACCACCGGAACTTCATTTAATTTTTTGTCTGCCATAATCGTATTTTTTTAATTATTTATTACTATGTTTCTAATTATTACAATGTTTTTATATAAGCCATCCATGCTTTAGATGTTCCTCCAACCGACTTGTACAGCTTCTTCCTGCCACTTTTTATCTTATACCGGAAAAGGTTGTTTCCATCATAATTCACGGGATAATTCGGATTGCCTTCATTGGCATATGCTTCCATTTCGTATTTTATAGTATAATACGCCGAACTTGCAGGGTGCATGATAGGATTTCCCTTGATCCACTCGACAAAATACCGCCAATAGTATTTTACCCATGAGCCGATAACCTGTGCTTGGCGCAGGTGTATGGTCTCGTGCGTCATACTCTCCTTACCCGCATAGGTCTGCATGTACTTCTCTATATTCTCTTTGTTCTCGATACGGTAAATCATCCGTCCGCACCACATCATGAAACGGTATCCCTTGAAAGGATAATGCTTCATGGCAAGCATCTGAGGATTATCGAAATTACCCGGCTTGCTTGAGAACAGCATCTTGATTAATTGCCATAATTCTTTCATTTTGATTCCTCCTTTTCTTTTGTGTCCAAATAATCGTTTATGGAATCCGCATAAACTCCCGAAAACAACGGTGTACAATCACGTATAATTCGTATTTCCCGTTCATCGTAATCTACTTCTCCCTTGCCAGAGTAAATCTTATGAGCCAGAGAACTGGCGGCTATGCCCGGAACATTTGTGTATATGGCGTTAGCCAATGACTCCGCAATATCCATCTCAACCCTGATATCCTTCTTTATCCCTGTGTAACAAGGAAATTTTGTAAAATCTATTTTCATAATTTGTATTTTAATATTATAAATCCACCCATGTACTTCCTCCATTCGTTGACTTACGAATTCCGTTCCGCCCAACTGAAAAAATATAATTTCCACATCTTACATACAGAGTATCATTCGCTGTTGAAACATCCCCGGTTGATGATACAGTTATACTTCCACTTCTAATTACTGTATCCAAAATACCTTGGTATAAATGTCCGTCTATTGACTGGAACCGTTCGTATTTCATTTCCAATTTGTCGTATTGCAGCAACAAATTATCAACATTCACAGCCGACATATTAGTGCTGCCGATATAATTACTGCCTATGTTGAATCCACCGATTACGCCACCTGTAGCGGTTATTGTACCTGTGATATTCGCCTTCGTTGCGACAAGATTGCCATTCTGATCCACACGGAACGGAGCGTTTCCCGGAACATCACCGCCAGCCCATATCCTTACAGGTGTCGTACCGGCTTCCTTGCTGCTTCCTCCTGTAAGACCGGCTACAATATTATTATTTGCATCCTTAATCAATAACTCATTGCCTTGGACGAAATCAAGACTGGCATTATTGGCTATTATCAGGCTGGTATAGATAGGACCGACATTGCTTAATTCCGTCCAATAGGTGGTATTGGCATAGGTTATGGAAGATGACGATGTATGGGTCTTGATACACTTATAAACATCCCATCCGTCCACCGCACTATTGTTTCTCACCATTACGATATCAATATACCGCGTGCCACTTGTAAGGTCCTCGTCATTCCTGTACGTCACGCCGGACGCCCACTCGGAAGACCGTATAATACATCCCTGTATTCCTTGTACGCCCTGATCTCCCTTGTCTCCCTTATCTCCTTTGTCACCTTTCTCTCCATCATCACCCTTGTCGCCTTTCGCTCCGGTATCGCCCTTTTCGGCCCATACATCATATTCAGCAGTATTCACTTCACCCGTCAGCACATATCCGCCATCATTGTAAGTAAACCGGTTGCCGGCATTGTCCGTCCAGCACCACAAGGGAGGATTGGTAGTGGATACTTTAGAAAGAAACGAACTTCCTCCCATTGTAACGATACTCATTTTGGGAACAACCAAGCCGGAATACCACGGACCGCTATTGGTCACGCTCACACCGTCCTTTCCCGGTGCCCCCGGTGCTCCCGTATCACCTTTAGAAGCAATCTCCAGCCAATCGCCGTTAGATCCCGGTGCAGCAGACGAACCATCCTCATTGATACACGCCCACATGCTTCCGTTATAAGACAAGCTATCGTAGTAATCGTAATGTACGCCAGGTATATAGCCTTCCTCACGGAAATTCAAAGTCTGTACAGGTGTTCCGTCTGGCTTTATCTGCTTGATAATACCTGTCATATATATATTATTCAGATACATGGAGTAACCATCCATGTTCAACCCGAATATATTCAGATTGGAAAGGTCGCCATATTGTAGGGCGACATTGGCGGCGGAGATCTCCCATGTATTCTGCTTCCACAACATACGGGTGTAAGTCCTCGTTTCGTAGACTGAGGTCTGACGGTCCGTGTCGGTGAAGTTACCATATGCTACAAAATTCATCATTTCAAATGGATCGAAAGAAGAAGACCACGATGAAGATGTAGGACGCAACTGGTACTTAAATGTTTCGTTTCTTTCACCTGTAACTTCTGTAATCGTGAAATAGACCGTACAGAATCCGGAAAAACGCCTGTTGCCCTTTCCATCGTCGTAATCCTCCGTAGCGTTCCCGGTGATGTTATGATAGATACCCATACAGATATCACCTACTGCGACAGCTCCGATCTCACCATCTTCCAACTTAAGTGTACATGTCTTGGCTCCCGTATCTACTGTTTCTATAATACCAGCTCCGGGCGCACGCCACTTGTCGCCCAACGTAACCGTGACACGGTTGTATCTTAATTCGGGGACTTCAAGGAACCGGCGGATAAACATGCTCTCAAACTCTCCATGCCCTGTATCGAATATCTTGGCTCCGAATCCGGTCAAGCCGCTTGCAAAACCATTCTTCCCGAAAACAGCACCGGCAAACATGCTGAGAAGGAACTTAGTGGAATCCGCCACGTCCTTCCGCAAGAATATCTCTTTCAGTTTCTCCGCACTGTTCTCTATCTCAGTCATTACACGCAATGCGCTCATCACGTCTTCATCGGTGTAGGTAACATCCTTGTCACCCTGCTTCACAATGCGGTTTACCAAATTCCCGGTTATTTTCAGACCTTTGAGAAAATTGATTATGCCTTGCGCATCATCATCGTTCAATGCGGAAAGGAACCAGTCAAGCACAGGCGTATTCTTATCCAGCGTGTATGCAGATGTGGCATGGTCAGCGTTAGTGACATCGCCGCCGCCACCACTGCCGCCACCGCCGTTCTGCTTTATCTCTTCAACCTCAATGGAGATCTTGCTAAAGTTGCTGTTGATGCGGTCTGCCGTTTCGCTCCAAGTTCCTGTTTTGTTAATAGTATTAAGTTCCATATATCCTGTTCTACTTTTATTATTCCGCATCCATCTGTCCGCAGAAGTGCATCCGGATGCGGAATGGTTTTAAGCATAAGGGCTGACCTACACCAAGATCAGTCCTTACATTATAGTTATATAATGGTCTACCATTCATAACATAAGTCTACACCTTGAGTGATTTCAAACTTTTAATCTATTTTCTACAAATATTTCAATATCTCAAGCATAGCATTAGCCATTCGAGTCCCTATATATTGATGCCCTATTCTGCCTGGGTGAGTATGGTCTATACTTCCATTTTCGTGATGATATATCAAGTCACAATTCCCTTCTTGAGACATAGCGTCAGATGAACTGTCCAAAAAAGTACCACTGATCCATTGGGTATCTTTCCGAATTATAGTACGGATATGATTATATACCTCACTGTTCTGCATGTCAATAAATGGAATACTACATTCTCTTGCTACGGATTTTAAAGCCTCATTTCTTTTTTCATGGGTGTTCCCTGATATATTAGAATCAGGCTGTGGGGTATATTCTCCAAGCAGTATAATATGCGATGACGGCATTGATTTTTTTAAAGATTCAACAAATGTGTTAACTCTATTACGATAGCCGTCATCATATTGGTCATTAATAGCACCTCCTAATAACACATAATCCGCATCTTTAAAATAAGTAATATCATCTATGGCAGAGGAAATAGACGGTCTGGAATCCGTATCTGTTACAAGTCCGCGTTGTCCAACTCCTATGTTTATACACTCCATTCCTAACTGCCAGCAACATATTGATGCCCATCCCATTGGAGCAAATTCACCTCCTGCCGTAGCTTCTGTAATGCTACTTCCCGCAATAACAGCCAGAGGCTGTTTTAATGTTACTTCAGACACTGTATAGGAATTAGAATACCGTAGCGAATACACTAATGATGAATTCTCTATTATGATTTCACGTTCAATCGCGCTGGCAAATTTAATCTGTGTATAGCTCCTCCATCCATTCTCTGTCAATATATCAATAGCCTTTTCTCCGAGTCTCATCCAGCCATTTCCTTCGTTGACAAGTATACTGATAGCAGTTTTTCCCCTGTGCCCTAATTCGATAGCGTCTCCATTGAACATGAATTTTAAAGGTAAAATTCCACCTCTCTGTCCTGATAAGGTTACTGTCTTGTCAACTGAATAGATATAACTTGTTTGATCTATTCCAATACGATGCTTGCCAAACAAGAATAAGGCTGCTGGATTAATCTTCCCATTTAAAACAAATAGTAATTCTTTGGCATCCTTAATTAATGGAAGAGACGGATAATTGTCGGAAGATTTACGGCTTTCAATTTGATAGCTTAGACGATATATTGTCGGATTAGGCATTAAGGACAGACTACCTGCCTGAGTCAAAGATATCTGTCCACTTTCCGACAATGATATGCCGTTTCCTACAATTAATTTATTCTGCTTAGTATCCAGATCTTCTTTAGTTGCAAATTTTGACGTATCTAATCCGTTTACGATAATATCAGGTGCCAGTTTTTTTTGCTCATACGGAATAAAGTATTCTTCGTAACGAGTGGGGGTATCATCAGATATCATAAGCACTCCATATTGTTTGTTCATCTCAAAATCGTTCACATCTACATTCCCCTTATACCAAGTATAAGCTATCTTACAATTCTCTTCAACTTGATATGGGAACGAAGGGAAGGCGGTATTGTTTATCCGCTCAACCCTGCCGTCAGAATGCCAAAGCGTAATAAATTGATTTGGATTATACCTAACCCAATTAACTCCAATTCCATCTGATACCGAAAGAAAATAACCGCATTGGATTATATTACCGGCGCTTACAGTTATAACCTCAGACGAAAGATAACTTTCATTTTCTTTAAATTCACCAGTATTTGCATCATAAAAACCAATCTTGCTGTTCTTATTCCACCAATTTATTGGATTGACCATTTCTATGGATATATCAGCTTTTTTTTTATCCAAATCTGACAGTTCCTGCCTTGTCGATAGATCCTGATCGTCAACTGAGATAATGTTTCCAGATATTAATATTCTATTACCCGGCAATAGTCGTTCTTGTTTAATCGACTCTTTGGTCAACATAAACTTGGTTTTTATAGATTCGGAGTTTAAACAGAACACAAGCAATGTTTTCGCTTCCGATGGAACTTCTAATCTTTCAAAATATAAGGGGGTATTTTCGTCTGCTTCCTTAATAGAAATCAACGTATTTTTATTAAAATCAGAGCTTGATTTATAAAATGCATAGACTGCTCTGTGGTAACTACCGGAATACAAGACTGTACCTCTATATATAAATATATTCCCAGCGGAACATTCTGTCTTATAAACAGCATGATTTTTACTGTTAGATGTTTTAACTTCTCCTGTATTAAAGTCTATATACTTGTTTTCACCTATTAGGCTAATTTCAGCCATATTCGAATACGCATTTGATTCGACCATTAGGCTATTGTCCAATCGTTCCCAATATGACGCATCTGATATATAATTAACATCAATGTTATATCCCTTATACTGATATGTTTCGGTCACGCCTTGCATGTTTCTAAATGTCATAATCACATTATACCTTGACAAATCTGTATATGTATTACGTAGATAGGACTTTAACTCTTGTGACTTTATTAACTCACCAAAAGTATTATAACTAATATTGAGACTTTTTTGAATGTCTATAATAACATTCATTGCATGTAATTCAGATATTTCCGTAGTCAGACTCTTACGCGTTTTGGGGTTAACCACCGCATCATAGATAGTAGCCGGGTAAATGGTTTGTCCACCCTTGGTCAGTTTATGCATTTTTGCCATAATATCTCCTGTTTTTAGCCTAAGTTCCGCCGGAACTTGGGACGTTGTTATTTTATGTAATTATTTATTAATCTTAAAATCACTCAGCACATCATCATACTCCTTATCTGACAGAGATACGCTCTGCACCGCATTGTATGCGGCATAATCCGGATAGGGCATGATCTCTGCTGTGCTCTCATCCGTCTTGCCGGAAACGAGGATAACACCTGTAATCTCCACCGATACAAGATTGCAGATACCTTCGGCAAAATCAGCATCAGAAAGATAGTATTCGCGTTTGACCGACAGAGTGCCGGGACGAAGTCCATGCCTGTCAAAAATGACCAACAGACTACCATCATCAAGCCTACGGCAGTTCTTGTACCCGTGCCCGTCAAACTCCGCAACAACACATCCCGACAGGACTGTACGATAAGTGAACCGGAAGGGAGTATTCACATCCCCATTCAAGTTCTTCTCTATGATCTTAAAATCGGACTGATAATTAATTCTCATAATACACTATAATATTGATGTTACATCATCTATCTCCTCGGCTGTCAAGATGCCGGAAAGGTCAACACTTCCACCGCCTCCGGTTGTTCCTGTAGGACTCCATTTCCCCTTTATCTTGCAATCATATATAGGACCGGGTATGGTATCCCCCACGACAGCCCAGTCGCCCACAACTGGAGATGGGACAGCAGCATGCAATGCTTCTTCCGTAGAAAACAATCCCTTGTTGCGGACACTGTTCTGCTTGACCTTATCAATCTCGGTAGAAGTCTTACTAAAATTGTAGTTAAGCCGATCTGCCGCCTCACTCCAAGTACCTGTTTTATTGATCGAATTAAGTTCCATATCACTTTATTTTATTTGGGCAATTGGTTTTGATCCCATACAATCTCAGAACCTTTAACCATAATTATGCGTCCTCCCATTATCTGGGTCTGATATATATAACCGTCACTTCCTTTTTGCTCGACAACCATACTGTCCGGGCGGAAATACAATACATCACTATTGGAAGGGTCATTCATAAAAATACGGGGAACCATACCGTTCAATCCATATTGAAGAGATATGTCCAAAAGCGAATTACCATCATCATCATGAATATCAATTGACGGTCTTCCATATTCATCTTCAGGAAATATGGTTATCTCATAACCTGACGGTGAGGAAACCTTCACTTTCCCGACAAATTCAGGATTTCCATCTGCATCCCATCTGATGTTCCCATTGGCAAGCTGCCCGGAACCATCCTCATTCAACAGTATCTTGCCATTGGCTATTTCAACTTTTCCCCGGAAATATCCGCCCAAAGCATAGATATATCCTCTCAAGAATACATCACCGCCATGAGTGGCAACGAAGTTTGCCATGTTCGCCCATTCCGCATCCGTAGGTTGGTAATTAGGATCATTACGGAACCTCATCACGGTAAGAATCGCCTGTTCAAGTTTTCCTCCTGCCCAAAATGCCACATCATCATCATCATTGTATATGCCGCTAACTCCGGCTGTGACCTTCTGTAACTTGCCGTTCTTGTAATTACCCAGTTGGATCATATTGGCAAGAATCAGACCACCAAGAATATCCACAGAACCATCTTTGATCGCACTGGCGATATAATTGATTGACTGAAAACCGGCTGTTGCCTTGTCGTTATCCAAAATGGACGGTTTCCAGTCAGTAGCGATGGTCCCTCTTTCTAACTGAAGGTCACAAACGGTTGCGGTACCACTGATGAGAAATATACCACTGCCATTGAAGGTAATCTTATGGGTATATCTTTGATAAGAGGATGTGAGAGGTTGAGAAACACTGAAAGAGCCGCACGAAACAGACACTGACGTACCCTTTGCTTTATAACTGATAACATAACTTTCCCCTTTGATTAATGATACGGACTGGGACAAACTACCGATTGCAGCAGAGTACCCGGAGCCGGCAGCACTGTCCGCGGATACGGTAGCCACACCCGTCCAATACTTTAATTGCTTGCTGAAAAGTTCGGTGTCCGCCAACAATTGAGTATCAGAGGACAATATTTCACTTTCATAATCTCCAGTAAACCCGGAGTTACGCAACAGATTGACACTTCCGACAGCCGCATTGTCTATCGCATCCTTGGCCTCTTGGGCAAGATCTGCGGCCGCCTGTATCTCATCCGGAAGCCCTTCCATGTTACGCCATCCGGTGGAACCCTGCTCGATATGGAACATACCCTTGATATCCACACCTTTATCCTGAGTGTATTCCATGTAAGTGGTCCGGTCCTTATCACCAATGTATGCATCTCCGTACACCTTCATCCGGGCTTTGCCGGTAGATTTGTCAAAATCAAAAGAAATGACATCTTTCCCGGTCAAGGTAAAATCATTAATACCCTGATACATGATGATGGACGGAGAAACTTCGTTCACTGAAGAGAGAATTATCGCCGCCTGTCGGGTGATATCGGTCTTATGGCCTAATCCCACGATATCATCACCTGCCACCGGAACATCGTTCTCGACATTAGGATCACATACGGTCTTGGACAAGTCTATATAGTTCTCACCTACTGCTGTGACCAACCGCCAATAATAGCGGTTGCCGACATGATGAGAAACGCCTGTCTTGATATTGCACTCCTGAGCTATGGCAAGAGATCCCGGAGTAAACTGGTTCTCTATCTCAATTCCATCTTCCTCTTCTTTGAAATAACAACGATAGACATCATCCAACTCATCCACACGGTTGCATTTCATACCTGCATGGGAAATCACCTGCTCGCCACCTACATACGTCTTCTTCTTTACTTCAAGCTCGTCAAAAACGGCTTTGACCTTGACATACAGATAATCAACAACAGCCTGTGACATACCGTTTTCAAGCACAGTAATTCCACTACCGTTTTTACCTATAAGTAAACCCTTTAAGAAAGTGATAAGACCGTTGGCAGTGTCTTCCTTATCTTTACGAAGAAAGTATTTGGAAAGTTCCTCTATATTTGCACCTCCCGATATGGCAACAACCCTGTCTTTATTGGTTCTTATGTAAATAGAAGGATTATTATCATCATTATGTATGTATATCTCCCCCTCATTCAACCCTTCCAGTCGCTTTTCAAATGACGGGGATATTTTCGGTATAATCGGATTTCCTTCATCATCCGTTTCCGAACCGTACCACAATATCTTTATAGGACGATTTCTAGCCATGATTACACGTAATTTTCATTAACAAAAGCAGCTTTCGCCTTCTTATATTTCAACACATCGTCCTCTTCTGGATTAGTTAGTAAAAACGCGATTCCTGAAGATGAAGTTGCAATCTCTGTTTTGCCTCCGATCCCGGCGATATCATTTTGTCTAGGGCGTAAAGTCACTTTATATATAAACATCTGTTTCTTACCTATTGTATCAATCTTTTCCGGGACAGAATCCCCTTCCCGTACAAACAAATTACCGTTTATGCTGACGTGAGAAAGGCAAAGTACCTTATTTATAAACTCCGCTATATAATACGGAACGCCACAACTTGTCCCGAAAACAAAATCAAATGTTTTATAAGGGAGAGAATACATTTCTATTATCTCCTGCTTCTGATTCACAAACTGTTCGTTTTCAACTTTCAACTCCACCCCATCCGGCTTGAATCCTCCTATTATTCTGAACTGGAACATCTGCCGAACCTCATCAATCCAGAATATATTATCAAACGCAGAATTATTATCTTTATGGGAATATTCAATCAGAATAGAATCACCTATATTCTCACACACGCAGAACTCCTCACATTCTTTATCGCCTATAGTTACTGTATATATCCCCTCCGAAGGAGATAATGAGGCATAATACATCTTAATGCTTTCATTTACATCATAAGTAAGCAGTGTTATCTTGGAGGAAATATTGCCGATCTTATCATTCAAATAAGCTGAAGGTTTTTCGCCGTTATCACAAAAGATTTGCAGCAGGATGTTGTCTGACACAGAAAATACTTGTCTGAAACATCCTGCATTTGAATATTTATATTTCAGCGGTTTAAAGAATAACGGACAAACATCTCCGATTGATATCATAGTCTTTTCGTAAGTTTCTAGTAACTTGTGACTTCACAAGCTTTCATTGCAAATATAACAATTAAAATTTGAATCTTTATAACGAATTTAAATTTTTCACGATCAAAGTTACCTTTGAACTTTGTGATTTTGTAAAATTGTAATCAGCCTG